ATATTTTATATTGATGTTGGAAATCTTCCCAAAGTAAAAGCAGAACAATATCTTCGTGATGTGATGAGGAGATATCGTAATAAACTTGTATATGATGCGAATACTGGAGAAATTCGTGATGATAAAAAAATGATGTCAATGATGGAAGATTTTTGGTTACCACGAAGAGAGGGTGGAAGAGGAACTGAAATCACAACTCTTCCTGGTGGCCAAAATCTTGGTGAAATCACAGATATTGAATACTTTAAGAAAAAACTTTATCGTTCTTTAAATGTTCCTCCATCGAGAATGGATGGACAGGGAGGATTTAATCTTGGTCGATCTTCGGAAATTCTTCGTGATGAAGTTAAGTTTAGTAAGTTTGTTGGTAGATTGAGAAAAAGATTCTCATATATGTTTAATGATATGTTGAAAACTCAATTGATTCTTAAAAATATTATCACTCCAGAGGATTGGGAATCAATGAGTGAACATATACAATATGATTTTTTATATGATAATCACTTTGCAGAACTTAAGGATGCAGAATTATTGAACGAAAGATTAAATATGGTACAAGTTGCTGAACCTTATGTTGGTAAATATTTCTCTCAAGATTATATAAGACGTAAAATTCTTCGTCAGACTGATGTTGAAATTATTGAGCAAGATTCAATTATCAAAAAAGAAATTGAAAAGGGAATTATTCCAGATCCAAATCAACCAATTGATTCACAGACTGATCTTCCATTAGATCAAACATCTCAAATGGATTTAGGACAACCAGTAATGGAACCTAATATTGATAAACAAGGCGATGCAACAGTTGCAGATGGAAAAATTGCAGAAATTCCTAAGGGAGGAGAGATATAAATATAAATACACAAGTAATTAATGGATCACAAATATGGATATGGATGAACTGATGGATATGATTATTACTGATGAATCGCCATCTCAAATTAGCGATAAAATCAAAGATTTACTTTTTGCAAAATCCACAGAAAGATTAGATATATTTAGACCAATAGTAGCATCTTCAATTTTTGATGAAGATGAAAATGAAGATGATACAGAATACGAAGAAGACGAAGAATAAAGTAAAATTTATACTATGAATTTGTAAAGTAATAAATAATCGATAGGTGTTTTATAAAAAAAATAATGACGCATAGACCAGTTGGAGCAGGTTCATCGTTTTCGTTTACAGGTATCGCAACAACATCATCTCCATTTTCAGTACAATCAGATACTTTGAGAGTTGTTGCCGTTGGTGGTGCGGCACATATTGCAATCGGATCAAGTCCAACAGCATCTTCTTTAGATTATTATGTTCCTTCTGGTGAATCAGTAACTCTTGCTCTCACCAAGGCATCAAATAGAGTTGTTGGTATTACAACAGGAACAACTACAATCATAGATTTTGCAGAGGGAACACAATCTCCATTTGGTATTGGTGATTATGTAACTTTAAGTGCATCTGGTCAGTCTTATTATGATTTTACTCATCAGGAAGTTACATCTGTGAATACAAGTAGTGGTATAAATGGATATCATCAGAGTCGAATTGTTGTATCTTATAACTCAAGTGGTATTGTGACTGCATTTTCCTCTGCTGATGCAACATTAAGAGTTTCACAAAAACTTGGTGCTGTAGGTGCTACTGGATCAACTGGAGTCTTATATTATCAACAAGTACAAATTACTAATCAAGCATAAAATGAAACTTATTACCGAAGAAGTTGAATCCGTAGAGGTTCTTACTGAAACAGTGAATGGAAAAAAGACTTTGTTTATTCAAGGCCCTTTTCTTCAAACTGAACAACCTAATCGTAATAATAGATTATATCGAAGACAGATTGTGGAAAGAGAAGTTAAGAGATATAATGAACAATATGTCAATAAAGGTCGTGCTCTTGGAGAACTTGGTCATCCAGATGGACCTACAGTAAATCTTGATCGTGTTTCTCATAAAATCATTTCTCTTTTTCCAGAAGGAAATAATTTTATCGGTAAGGCACAAATTCTTCCCACTCCAATGGGTAAAATTGCCGAGGCACTTTTGAATTCTGGTGTAACTCTTGGTGTTTCCTCTCGTGGAATAGGTTCTGTTACAAGAAATCGTGATGGATATAATGAAGTTGGTGAAGATTTTATGTTAGCAACTGCTGCTGATATTGTTGCAGATCCCTCTGCACCTGATGCATTTGTTCTAGGTATTATGGAAGGAAAGGAGTGGATTTATGATTCAAATAAAAAAGTCTGGGTTGCGGAGTCAATTAAAAATATTATAGAGAAGGATGTCAGAAGAAAGAAATTAACAGAAGAGAGGAAGATTCAACACTTTGAAAGATTTATAAGTATGTTATGAATGAAGAATATTATGTGTATGCTCTGGTTGATCCAATAAATAGGATTCCTTTTTATATTGGAAAGGGGAAAAAAGATAGATGCTTTAAGCATTTGAAAGGTCACGCAAATTATAATCAAGAAAAATTAAAATATATTGATAATATCAGAAATTTAGGATTTGAAACAATAATTTATAAAATTATTGAAAATTTATCAAATTCTGATTCTTTAAAATTAGAATCTTATTTTATTGATTATTATAAAGAATTTCTTACAAATAAAGAAATAATTCCACCAGATAGAACTGGTTCTAAATTATCAGAATCCCAAAAGGAACACTTAAGACTAAAAAATATTGGAAAAGTTTTAACTGAAGAACATAAAAACAAAATAGGAATATCAAATTCACATAAACCAAATTATGAAATAAATAAAAAATATATTGATAATTCATCAAAAAGAAATGAGGGATCAAAAAATCCAAATTCAAAATCAATTATATGTAATGGTATAAAATTTGGATGTATGAAGGATGCTTACAAGTATTTTAATGTTTCTAAGCAAACTTTTAAAAAAAGATATGAATTTAATTTTCTTGCAAATATTTAAATTATAAATAAATATAGATTTAATAAAGGTAAATCGGAGAGTTCAAATGTCTCGTGGAGATCTACAAGAAATGGAAGTAGGCACTAAGCAATCCAAAACTTCTGTAAATTCTAATGCTCAAGCAGCAGATGCAATGAAATCATTATCTGGAAGCACTCCAGGTCAAACTGGAAGTTGGGAGGACCTTGGTGGTCCTACTCCAGAAAATTATAAGTCAGATGATGATTCAGCTAAACTGAAAACTCCTGGTGTAACACTCAAACAAGTGAGAGATGTTGTAAACAAAGGAGCAAGTACTGCTGATGCAATGAAAGAAGTGAAAGAAGACTCCGAAGATGATGATGAAGAGGAACATCTCGAAGATGCAAAAGACGATAAAGAAGATGAAGATGAAGATAAAAATCACAAAAAAGGCAAGAAGAAGGAAAAAGATGAAGACGAGGACGAGGACGAGGATGAAGAAGATGAAGAAGATATGAAAGAAGATTTTGATATTGAAGAAGATGTAAATGCTCTTCTAGAAGGTGAAGAACTTTCAGAAGAGTTTCAGATAAAGGCAAGAACCATTTTTGAAGCTGCTCTTAGATCCAAGGTTAGTGAAATCAAAGAATCTATTGAAGAGCAATATGCAAGAGCACTTGTTGAGGAGGTTAAAGAAATTAAAACTGAACTCAACGAGCGTGTAGATTCTTATCTAGAATATGTTGCTGATGAATGGTTTACCGAAAACTACCTTGCAATCGAGCAAGGACTTAAGGCAGAACTTACAGAGTCCTTCATTCAAGGAATGAAGAATCTTTTTGAAAATCATTATGTAGAAATCCCTGAAGATAAATATGATGTTCTAGATAGTATGGTAGAAAAACTTGATGAAATGGAAACAAAACTCAACGAGCAAATTGAGAAAAATGTTTTCCTAAACAAACGTCTCTCAGAGTCGGTTGCTGACGGAATCTTTGAACAAGTTTCTAGTGGTCTTGCTGCCACTCAGAAAGATAAGCTCGCTTCACTTGCCGAAAGTGTTGAGTTTGAAAGTGAATCAGAATATCGTGAAAAATTAGAGACTTTGAGAGAATCATATTTTCCATCATATAGAAGTTCAAGGTCTCAAACTGAAAATTTGTCAGAAGGAATAGATAGTTCACCTGAATCTATTTCAGGAACAATGGCATCTTACCTGAACACTCTTTCAAGATTCAGTAAATAATTGAATTCAATATTAAATCAAACGTAAACAAACACACTAAAGGTAAACGCAAATGTTTCAATCAGAACATCTGCAGGAAAAGTGGGCTCCTCTACTCAACTATGAGGGTCTTGAATCAATCAAAGATTCGCATCGTAGAGCAGTAACTGCTGTCCTGTTAGAAAATCAAGAAAGATTTTTAAGAGAGCAGTCTTCATTCGACAATGGTTCATTGTCAATGTTGATGGAATCTCCAACCAACAGCGGTAATGCTGCTGGTGCTAGTGGAGGATTCGGTGGCAGTGCAGCTGCTGCTGGTCCTACTGCTGGTTTCGATCCCGTTCTAATTTCATTAATTAGACGTTCAATGCCTAATCTGGTTGCTTATGATCTTGCTGGCGTACAACCAATGAGTGGTCCTACTGGACTTATTTTTGCAATGCGCTCACGTTATATCAATCAGAGTGGTACTGAAGCATTCTACAACGAAGTAGATTCTGCATTCTCTGGTCAAGATGCAGGTCTTGATGAAACTGCAGGATTCAGTGATGCTGCTGCTGGTATTGGTACTACTGCTCAAAGTGGAACCAACCCTTCAGTTCTTAACCCTGTTGGCACTGCAACTTCTACTGCCTACAACGTAGGTCAGGGAATGGTAACGGGAGATGCAGAAAACCTTGATGGTACTGGTAGTGATGCCTTCAATCAGATGGCATTTTCAATCGAGAAAGTCACTGTAACTGCAAAATCCAGAGCATTGAAAGCTGAGTATTCATTAGAACTTGCTCAAGATCTCAAGGCAATTCACGGTCTAAATGCCGAAGCAGAATTAGCAAATATTCTCTCAACAGAGATTCTTGCTGAAATCAATCGTGAGGTTATCAGAACCATTTATAAGGTAGCTGAGCAAGGTGCCGTTCAAAACGTTGCTACTGCGGGTATATTTGACCTTGATGTTGATTCCAATGGTCGTTGGTCAGTTGAGAAGTTCAAAGGACTTCTATTCCAAATTGAGCGTGATGCTAATGCAATCGCACAAAGAACTCGTCGTGGAAAGGGTAACATCATCATGTGCTCTGCTGACGTTGCTTCAGCACTGACTATGGCTGGTGTTCTTGACTACACTCCTGCACTCAATGCCAATCTCAATGTTGACGATACTGGTAACACCTTTGCTGGTGTTCTTCAAGGTAAGTATCGTGTTTACATTGACCCATATGCAGCAAACCTAACTTCAGGTAATGCTACTCCTGGCAATCAATATTATATTGTTGGTTACAAGGGTTCTTCACCTTATGATGCTGGACTGTTCTATTGCCCTTATGTTCCTCTTCAAATGGTTCGTGCCGTTGGTGAGAATTCATTCCAACCAAAAATTGGATTTAAGACTCGCTATGGTCTTGTTGCAAATCCATTTGCTGAAGGCACTACTCAAGGACTTGGAAGACTTCTAGTGAATGCTAACCGTTACTATAGAAGAGTTGCTGTAAAAAATCTAATGTGAGTCTTCTCACAAAGTTTATTGAGAGGGTCTTTCAAGACCCTCTTTTTTTATCTAAATATTTAAAAAAAATGTCAGTCAACCAAATAGAAAATAGAAATTTTCTTTCACCAACAGGTTTTAAATTTTTACTTAAAAGAAGTCCAAAGGTTGCTTTTTTCTGCAATCAAGCAAATATACCAGATTTAACTCTAGGTGTTGCAATACAACCTTCTTATCTAAAAGATATTGATACTCCAGGAGATAAGATTATATTTGGAGATTTAAATTTAAGATTTTTAGTTGATGAAAATCTTGAAAATTATATGGAATTGCAAAATTGGATTCGTGGTCTTGGATACCCAGAAAGTTTGGAAGAAATTTATAACCTTCAAAATAATGGTATTGTAAATCCAAAATATAGGCAAAAATCAATGAACATATATTCTGATGGAACTTTGCAAATTTTAAGCAGTAATTTTGTTGCAAAATTTAATGTAAACTTTAAAGATTTATTTCCTTATTCACTATCTACATTGTCTTTTGATGCAACTGATACAGATATTCAATACTTTACAGCAGACGTAGGTTTCAAGTATACTATCTATGATATAACCACTATTGGTGGAACTGCTTTATGAGTTTTGATCTTGAATTAATTCAAAAAATGTGGGAAAAGGATTCAGAAATAGATCCAGATAATCTTCATGCAGAATCATTAAAAATACCAGTTTTACATGCAAAATATTTTGATATTTATAATCATACAATACTTTTAAAAAAGAAAGCAGAACAACAAAGAAAAAATATTAGACATGAAAGATATGAATATTATTCTGGTAAATCTGATCCAGAAACTTATATAAAAAATCCATTTCCCAAAAAAATCAGAGATAAAGATACCTTACAAAAATATCTTGATGCTGATGAAAAACTTTCTTCTGTTTCTTTAAAACTTGATTATTATGATACGATAATTTTTTATGTTGATAATATATTAAAAATGATACATAATCGAACTTATCAAATTAAAAATGCAATTGAATATCAAAAATTTATGAGCGGACTGGGATAGATAAATACTCATAGATGAATAAATCATCGTGAGTGTATCAGACATTATTATTAAAAAAATAAACGAAGTATTTTTAAAATTACAAACTCAACCTCACATCGAGTATGAATTAAGAGATCATTTTACATTTCAAGTAGATGGGGCAAAGTTTATGCCTCAATATCGCAATAAACACTGGAATGGTGAAATTCATTTATTTGATATCAGAAATAAACAGATATATGTTGGCCTTTTAGATAAAATTATAAGTTTTTGTGAGCAATCAAAATATACTTATAGTTTTGAAGATAATAAATTTTATGGACAACCTTTTGAAATAAATGATGGAATTTCATATGAAGGTGTTCAGGATTACATGAAATCTATTTGTTGTCACACTCCTCGTGACTATCAAGTAGAGGGAGTATATGGTGCATTAAGAAATAATCGAAAACTATTGATATCTCCCACTGCATCAGGAAAATCTCTGATGATT